TTCTTAAAGTTGCTGAATTAGATTCGCTAGAAGATGTATCAAATGTAACTCCATTTACTATCATAGTATATGTAGTTGCTACACTATCTCCTACTACAGTTATTTTTTGCTGATGAGTTGTAGCATCTACGCCAGCAACATTGGAATGATTCCCAAAAATACCTTGATAAGGCTCTCTATTACCATTATGATAAAATTTATAACCATCACCTATTGATGGCGATAAACTATCCCATATAGTAGAATTATGTTT